CCCCACCAAACACACCCCGTCCCGAACACCTACATGCCCCTGGTGTAACGGCAGCACGGCGGTCTCCAAAACTGCTAGTCAGGGTTCGAGTCCCTGGGGGCATGCCAAACACGGAGCCTGGCGTGCAGGGCACAAACGGGGCTTGAACCCCCGGCCACTTGGCGACAGGTGAGGGTTCGATTCCTTCAGGCTCCGCCAAACCACCAGACACAATTCTCGCAACGCCACCAACAGGGCCACAGAGGTTGATATGGCAGCGAGACTCCGAAAGACGCACCAAGAAGACGTGCGCAAGAAAATCCAGGTCAGCCTTCTGATCAATCGGCTCACCGATTGTGCGATGGGCAAGACCGAGCTAAGCACCCAGCAAGTCCAGGCCATCAAGGTCCTTATGGACAAGAGCCTGCCCAACCTGTCCGACGTGAAGATCGAGACCGGCACGCAGGGCATCACGTTCAATCTCAACACCGGCGTGAAGCCCAAGTCTGCATGAGCGAGGTGGCCGAGCATGCACAAGAGGCGGTCACCTACTATCCGCCTGGGCCTGTCGCTTCCGAATTTCATCAGGACTCCAGCTTCGTTCGAGGCCTCATGGGGCCTGTTGGTAGCGGCAAGTCATCTGCCTGCTGCTCTGAAATCGTCATGCGTGCTCTTGCCCAGCGACCCTGGCTTGACGGTGTACGTCGGTCCAGATGGGCAGTCATCCGCAACACGTACCCAGAACTGAAGTCCACGACCATCAAGACGTGGCAGACCTGGTTCCCGCAGAACGTGGCCCCCATCCGCTGGGACACGCCAATCACCAGCTTCATGCGCATCGACGACATCGGCGATGGCACAGCGATGGAGCTCGAGGTCATCTTCCTGGCGCTCGACTCCGAGCTCGACACCGGCAAGCTCCGATCCCTTGAGTTGAGCGGAGCCTGGATCAACGAGGGCTCAGAGATTCCCAAGGCGGTCTTCGACATGTGTACCCAGCGTGTCGGTCGCTATCCCTCCAAGCTCAAGGGCGGCCCCTCCTGGTGCGGCGTCATCATCGACACCAACCCGCCAGACGACGACCACTGGTACTACCAGATCGCCGAGGTCGATACACCCAAGGGCTGGCAGTTCTTCCGCCAACCAGGTGGCCTGTACTTCGATCACGACGCCGAGGAGTACAAGCCCAACCCTGACGCCGAGAACGTGGACAACCTGCCCAGCGGGCACGGTTACTACCTCCAGCAGCTCGGCGGCAAGCAGGACACCTGGATCAACGTCTTCCTGCTCGGCAACTACGGCACCACCTCGGACGGCAAGCCCGTCTTTCCTGAGTGGAACGACCGGGTACACGTCAGCGAAAAGCCGCTCGAGCCCATGCGGGGCCTGCCCATCATCCTTGGGTGGGACTTCGGGTTAACCCCAGCATGCATCATCGGCCAGCAGATGCCCAACGGCAGACTGCATATCCTCGAAGAGATCATCAGCGAGGACATGGGCATTCGGGAGTTTGCCTCCGACGTAGTGCGCCCGATCCTCACCAACCGCTACGGCGGCTTTCCAAGGTTCAGTGACGGCGACCCTGCTGGTGCGATCCGCGCACAGACAGACACCCGCACTTGTTTCATGGAGCTTGCCGAGTGCGGCATCCCCACCGAACCCGCCGACACCAACGACTGGATACCCCGGCGAGAATCGGTGGCGTACTTCCTCACGCGGATGATCGACGGAGGACCGGCCCTGCTGCTGGACCCGAGATGCACGACTCTGCGCAAAGGATTCAATGGTCGCTACCGGTATGAGCGGATGAAGACGTCCGGCTCGGCACGATACAGGGACCGCCCAGTGAAGGATGCGTTCTCGCACCCTCACGACGCTCTTCAGTATTTGTGCATGCGCGTGCGAGCTGGTCTCAGGCCAATCCGAGCCCGCCAGATCGTCAGTGCATCCAGTAGGGGTTGGACATGAACATGGGACTTGCCATGGTGGCGGCCGAGCCACCCGTCGAGGTCGAGATCCTCGTTGACGAAAAGAACAAGCTGATCGACACGGTCGGCACCGAGCTTGCAGCGCATGTCAATGACGCCTGGAGTCGGGCCAAGTTCGCCAAGACCGAAATCACCGAGCGGCTGCTTCAGTGCGAGCGTCAGCGTCGCGGCGTCTACGATCCGGACAAAGCGATGGAGATCGCCAAGACCGGTGGCTCCGACATCTACATGCGCATCACCGACGTCAAGTCCAGAGCCGCATCCAACTGGATCAACGACGTGATGATCAGCGGCGGGCGCCGCACCTTCCAACTAGACCCGGCAAAGGAGCCCGAGCTTCCGCCCGAGATCGCATCCGGCGTCGTTGACTTGGTGCGACTGGAGATGGAGGCCTTCCTTGCCGCCGGCGGCCAAGTCCACCCCGAGGCCTTCCGCGTCCGCATGGAGCAGGTCCAAGACGAGATCATGGACAAGATGCGGGAGGAGGCAAAGCTCAAAGCCTTCCGCATGGAGAACAAGATCGAGGATCAGCTCAATCAAGGCAACTTCGATTCGGCGTTCCGTGAGTTCGTGGATGACTTCGTGACCTACCCCACCGCGATCCTCAAGGGTCCGGTAATCCGCCGCAAGAAGGTCATGAAGTGGGGGCCTGGATTCAAGCCGGTGATCATGACCGACTTCGTGCGCAGGGTTGAGCGCGTCTCTCCGCACGACGCCTTCCCCTCCCCCAACTCGAGCACGATCCACGACGGCTACTTCATCGAGCGCCACCGCCTCACCCGCGCCGCCCTTGAGTCCATGAAGGGCACGCCCGGCTACAGCAACGAAGACATCGACCAGGTACTTGAGCGCTTTGGCGACTCTGGATTTCGCCAATGGCTCATGGGCGACCAAGAGCGCGACCGCCTGGAGGGAAAGCCGCACGCTCGCCTGTACACCAAAGACGTGATCGAAGCCGTCGAGTACTGGGGCAGCGTCAGCGGCAGGATGCTCATGGACTGGGGATGGAAGGGCAAGCGGCTCGATCGGTACAAGGAGTACGAGGCCAACATCTGGGTCATCGGTCCGTTCGTCATCAAGGCAATCCTCAACCCCGACCCTCTCGGTCGGCGTCCCTACGAGATTGCCCAGTGGGTGCCCATCCCCGGCAGCTTCTGGGGTACCGCCCTGCCCGAGCAGATGCGCGACACGCAGACCCTGTGCAATGCCGCAGCTCGCAGTCTTGCGAACAACATGGGCATCGCCTCAGGCCCTCAGGCTGAAATCAGTGTGGACCGCCTGCCAGACGGCGAGGACGTGACCTCGATGTTCCCCTGGAAGATCTGGCAGACCACGTCTGACCGGACCGGCGGCGGTCAGCCAGCAGTCAGGTTCTTTCAGCCGAACATGAATGCCGAAGCCCTGATGAACGTGTACCAGTACTTCAGCCGCCAGGCCGACGAGGTCACCGGCATCCCGAACTACGTCTACGGCAATACCTCTGGCGGCGGCGTCGGTCGCACGGCTTCTGGCCTGAGCATGCTCATGGACAACGCCGCCAAGGGAATCAAGGCGGCGATCGCCTCCATCGACAACGTGGTGTCCGCGCTGGTCGACAGGCTCTACATCCACAACATGGTTTACGACGCGGACATGTCCTGCAAGGGTGACTTCAAGGTCATCGCCAAGGGCGCAATGGGCCTGGTCGCCAAGGAGCAGCTCCAGGTTCGTCGCAATGAGTTCCTTCAGGCGACAGCCAATCCGGTCGACCTTCAGATCATCGGCCCCACTGGTCGCGCTTACCTCCTGCGCGAGGTTGCCAAGACTCTTCAGATGGACACCGACAAGCTCGTGCCCACCACTGAGCAACTGGAGTTCCGCCAGGAGCAGCAAATGGCCGCTCAAATGATGCAGCAGGCGCAGTCGATGGGCGGGCAAGGACAGGCGCCCCAAGCACCGGTCACACTCGACGCAGCCGGCAATCCAGCCGGGGGCGGTGAAGCCAACCTTGTTCAATAGGAGCTGAACATGATGAAGAAGCAGATGGAGAAGGTCGCCGACAAGAAGGTCAAGGCGCACGAAGCCAAGATGCATGGCAAGAAAGCCGTGCCAGTCAAGCTCAAAGACGGTGGCATGGTCAAGAAGTACAAAGATGGCGGCATGGTTCGTGGCGCCAAGAAGTGCTGAGTTGAACCGTGGGCTACTGTCCTGACTGGCAACGCCAGAACATGAAGAAGACCGGCCAGTCCGGTCCGACAACCAAGGAAAGCCGCAAGGACCTTGGGTCGATGTTTCACAGTGCGCCCGTTGCGCAGAGCAAGAGCATGACTAAGCCCATGCGTCTGGCCGACGGAGACACGGAAGAGACCTACAAGCAGCGCGGGCTCGAGCAGTCTGCCGGCGAGAGCGTTGGGTTCTTTGAGCGCCTTCGCATGGGCAACATCGACCAGCCTGGTTCCGAGGCGTACAACCGATTCGGAGCCGGCCGAGCCAGGGCTTCTGAGGCTATGGCGCGCATTGGAGCTGAAGACGATGCCGTTCGCTCCAGCATTGCAAAGGATCGCGCCGCAGCAGCCGCACGCAAAGCCAGGGACGACGCTGACTTTGACGAGATGGATCGCCAGCTCGCCAGTGGCCGCTCCGTCAGCGGCGTTGAGCAGGCCTCAGTGGCGGAAGCGCCGCCGAGCATGGCTAAGCCCAGCCCTACGCGAGCCAGGCCGCGAGCTACGTCATCCACCTCCGGTCCGGTTCGTCCGAAAGCGCCCGATGAGTCCGCTGCCGAAACTGCTCGCTTGAGAAGTCGCCCGAACACCATCGACCAGTCCGCAGCAGAAACGGCGCGCCTTAGTTCAAGACCTTATGTTCGTACGGCATCGCCAGGCCGAACCAGCGGACAGGATCGAATACTGCGGGACGTCGCGCCCCAAGGCTCAATCGACCCGAAAACAATGCTGCCTCGGCGCTGACGGATAACGAATTCGCCGGCATCAACACATGCTGCTGAAAACACCAACTAGAGTAATTGCAGCGCTGTCCTCTCTGGAGGGCAACAATGATTTCGAGGAGGTCTGCAAGTGGCTTGATGAGTCGCTTTCAGACATCCGCAGGCAGAACGATGTCACCAGGGATGAAGTCCAGACCAGGTGGCATCAGGGGGCATCCCAGGTGCTCGAGGAGTTTCTTGAAAAGAAACGATCGTCCAGGGACACGCTCTACAAGATGAAGTAAATCGCCCCGTCGGGGCAACCCGCAGGACCCACGGCGGATAGCGTGGGCACCGAGAACACCGGATCAACCGTCAGGGAAAACCCTAAGTGGCTCCCGAAAGGAAGTGAAGGCTCAAGGAGTTTGAAGTGAACCTACCACGCGCCGTCGTAGAGGCGGAAAGAAAGGCAGAAGAAGCTCTTCAACGACTGCAACAGGCTCGCCAGCCGCAGCAGACACAGCCAGAAGGTGCAACTCCTCCTGGCGACCCAAAGCCTCCCAGCACGGAGTCTTTGGGCGGCATTTCGGCACCACCGGAAGCTCCGGCTCCGGCACCCCAAGTCACCCCTCCGGCCGAGGGAGATGAAAAGTGGGAGGCCCGGTTCAAGACTCTGAGTGGCAAGTACAACGCCGAGGTACCGCGACTGCATGCCGCGATCAAGGAGCGTGATGCCAAGTTGAATAGCCTGACCGAAGAAGTGGAGGCGTTGAAGGTGAGGCTGACTACTCCTCAGGAGAAGTTGGTCAAGCCTGAAGAGGTGAACGAGTTCGGCGAACCACTGGTCGACCTTATCCGGCGAGCAGCTCGTGAAGAGGTGCAGGTCAAGGACGGCGAGATCGCTGATCTTCGCAGGAAGCTCGAGCAGTTGAGCGGCACCGCGACGGCGAACGTCGAGGTTACGTTCTACGATCGTCTCGGCATGGCAGTCCCGGACTGGCGTGTCATCAACGACGACCCCGAGTTTCACACCTGGCTTGGTGAAGTCGATGACCTCACAGGCATGCAACGCCAAGACATTCTGTCGCAGGCTGAAGAGAAGCGCGATGCGGATCGTGTTGCCAGATTCTTTAGTGCGTTCAAGAGGGTTCAGCAGGATAAGTCGGCAGCAACTGCCACTTCGTTGGAGTCGCAGGTAGCCCCCGAGGCTACGCGCACACCCGAGGCACCCAAGGGCAAGAAGCTCTGGAGTCGAGGGGAGATCGCGGCGTTCTACGCCGCCGATCGTCGCGGTGAGTACAACGAGGAGCAATCGGCTGCCATTGATGCAGAAATCCAGCTCGCCATTCGCGAACAACGAGTGCGATGACGGGCTACACAGTTCATAGGTGACATCATGTCTCTCGCAGTAAGTGGCAACTATTACGGCGCCGGCTCCGGCACCGACTCCTACAGCGGCGCTTCCGGGTTCATCCCGGAGGTCTGGTCCGGCAAGCTCCAGGTCAAGTTCTACAAGTCCACCGTCCTCGGTGAGATCACGAACAACGACTGGGAAGGTGAGATCAAGGGCCAAGGCGACAAGGTCTACATCCGCACGATCCCGACGATCAACATCAGCAACTACCAGAAGGGTATGAACCTGACCTCTCAGGTTCCGACCAGCACCCCTCTGGAGCTGAACATCGACAAGGGCAAGTACTTCCAGGTCGTTCTGGACGACGTGGATGAGGTGCAGGCCGACGTCAAGCTGATGGACATCTTCACCAACGACGCAAGTCAGCAGATGAAGATTGCCGTTGACGGCGACGTCCTGGGCAGCGTGTTTGCCGATGCGGCCACCGCCAACAAGGGCGCCACCGCTGGCGCGATCTCTGGCGACATCAACCTGGGCTCCACCGGCGCCCCCCGTCAGGTGACCAGCGCCAACGTCCTGGACATGCTCCTGGACATGGGTCAGTGCCTCGACGAGCAGAACGTGCCCGAAGACGGCCGTTGGGCTGTCCTGCCCGCCTGGATGGCCAGCATGATCAAGCGCTCGGACCTGAAGCAGGCCTACCTGACTGGCGACAGCGTTACCCCGCTGCGCAACGGCAAGATCGGCATGATTGACCGCTTCACCGTCTACATCAGCAACAACCTGTCCAAGGTCACCGACCTGGGCAGCGATGGCGCTGCTGGCGGTACCGGCGGCGCTGCCGACAAGTCTGCCTGGAACATCATGGCCGGCACCCGTGACGCCATCTCGTTCGCTTCGCAGATCACCAACGTGGAGACCCTGCGTGCGCAGACCACGTTCGGCAACATCATGCGCGGCCTGAACGTGTACGGCTACAAGGTGACCAAGCCTGAGGCCCTGGTTGCAGGCTACGTCTCCAAGTAATCGCATCCACCCGTGAGGGGGAGGGGGTAACTCCCCTCCCCTTTTTTTATGCCTCAATTCCTAAGACAAAAGACATCCGGCTTTATCTATGTCTGGACCGCGAACCTGGCGGCCCGCGATGACATGGAGGTCTATGACCCAGCTCCTGAAGCGGCCGTAGAGCCAGAAAACACCAGTGAGAATCCTGTCAACACCAGCGCGGATGAGCCGGCACATGACCTTGAGGTCGCCAAGGCAGCGTTTCGCAGACAGGTCACTAGGGCGCCGCGTAAGGCGACCGCACGAACATCAGGTGCTCCATGATCGTCTCCGACATCCTTGGCCGCGTACGACCGGTACTTAATGACAGTGATGCGGCTGCGTATCGCTGGTCGAACGCCGACCTGATCAGCTACATCAACGATGCGTGTCGCCTCGTTCTGGTCAAGCGCCCTGACTCCAACACCATCTTGTCGTCCATCACCATGGTGGCCGGCGCAGTGCAGACTGTCCCCGAGTCTGCATACAGACTGATCGACATCGTCTGCAACCTTGCCGCAGATGACTCTCAGGGTCGTGCGATCACCCTCGTTGACAGCACCGTGCTGGA